TTTGGCGAGGACTGTTTCGAGCTTGTCGAGGTCAACGCCTCGAACCGCTCGCGCCATGCTGGTGGTGTCCTCGTAGGCCGGCCATGCAACGGCAAAGCTCACCTCGAGCAGGCGCACCTCGGTCAGATAGTGCACCTCCTTGCCGTCCTTAACCTCTACGCGCTCGTTGACGTGGTAAAAGCCAAAGCTCATTGTGGTGACATCGCCGCGGCCGACCGTCTCCCAGACGTCATTGGCAAAGGTCGTGTTAGGCAGGTCGACCTCAGCAAGCAAACCGTCTGGTGTTGACGTTAGCCTAAGTGTACCGGCCTTGACTGAGCCAAGGACTTTGCTCGGGTCATGCGACACCAGGGCCTTGACGTCAGCCCTATCAGAGAGCGTCTTGTCAAACGCGGTCGGCGTGATGATCTCGATAAAGCCTATATCAACGCTTGGCTTGTTATACGGGATAAGACCGATCAGCTTTCGCGGCTCGCTCTCAGTAGCCTCGCGGATAGTTATCTCAGCTTGGTAGGCAAGTTTTCGGAGTTGCTTTCTCATTGTTTTTCGTCTCCTGCGCCATTGTGCATGGCAAGCTTTGACTGCGCAAAAAACGCTTGCACGTTATCAACCGTCAGTGGCCAAAGGTTGGCAGGCACAAACGTATAGTCGCCAGCATCAACCGCCGATAGGTCGAGTTTGTCACGCGCCTCGTTGATGGTCAGTAGTCCGGCTTGCACCTCTTTGGCGAGATACTCGACAGTCGTTTTGACGTCGGACTGGAGCATTGCCTTATAGTCATATTTGCAGTATAGAGCTGTCTCGCTAGGGTCGAGCAGGCGGTCAAAAGACTGCTCGATGTGTGTGCCAAGTGGCTCGATGGTGTCAGCGAGGAATTGGAGCTGGTTGGCTTCCAGGCTGTTGTACTTGTTGGTCTCGGACAGCAGGGAGTATGGCACGCCAAAGCCTTGGGCGATCTGCCTCTCTATCATCTCCTTGAGCGACTTGATGTCGGTGTACAGGTTTTGAGTCTGGTCTATGGTTGTTAGCTTAGTTCCCGGCGGTGGGATGATAGGCTTGCCCGCATTCGCAGCGCCATAGACAAACTTTTGCACGGCTGGCGCGATCAGCGCATATGCCTCGTCTAGTTTTTTGCCAGTCCATGCGTCGCCCATCTCAACGACCGTGCGCTTGCCGATTGAGTTGCCAAAGTACATCTTGATGTATGCTGTCAACGCATTGTCGAGCGTTATCAAATCCCTATACTTTTCCTCTGGCGCGACACCATAGACGACGCCGTTAATGGTCTTGGTCGCAAAGGGGTAGGGGATATGTAAGATATCGCGGTCAGTATAGGTCTGCTGTCCGTACTGGTAGACTATCTTGCCAGACATATTTGACGGCCGGACTGCGCGCGGATCAAGCCGCTCAAACAATATCTGCCCGCCAGCCCTGATGACGTGCAAGTATGCATTGCCCCGCATGATGTCGTCGATGAGTTGTGAGTAAAACTGGATAGGTGTCATGTTTGGGTCGGGGTTTTTAAGCGCGGCAAAGAGCGGATGAGTAACAACAAGCGAGCGCCCGCCGCCCTTGCGATGGGTGTAGAGCTCTAATTTGAGCGATGCCAGCGTCGAGACTATCTTGCGCATGCACGCCTCGGCGGTGGGATTTAAGTTAAGGTATGGATAGTTAAAAATGTCGGGCGCGCTGACGTAGTCGACAGTGCCAGCCGCCCGAACTTGAGGAGGTGTGCGCCGAAAAAGGTGCGAAAAAAACGCCATAGTCCCTCTGTCATCACGACGGTGGTATTGGCAACAATCCTATTGCAGGATTATTCTGCTCTCATATATATGAGTACCTAATCAGGCTCAATTTTCGGAAAATATTTTTGATTTATTGTATTTTTTCAACCGCCGGTTAAAATCCCAAAATGCCTTTTTGTTCTGATATTTGAAAATGCTATAAAGTTGGCGATATGTAATATCATCGTGCTGTTTGAAATATTCAATGACATTAATGGTTGAGTCATCGACAATCCCTATCAGATCGTCATAGTCGAGCGGCCGGCCCAATTTGCGCGCCTGCTTAAAAACTACCATGCGCATTTGCGATTGGCTTGCCAGCCAGAGATTTTTGTAGTCCTCGTCAGCCCGCGATGCAACCCATTTTGTATAAGCGTCAAACACCCAATCATATTGTGATTTTGCCATACAATCTCCTAGTATTCGATAGCCTCAAGCGCTTTGACCTGCTCCTCAACATCAGCCTCGCCCTGCTTAAGCTGGCCGAGTAATACCGAAAGCGCCATGACGGACGTGTCAACGCCGTCAATCCGTAAATTGCTCTGCCGGTAATTGACCTTTTCGAAATAGGTGTTGCCTAAGCGGTCGTTGATAATCCGCGCGCATCCAGCCATCCAGCGCATGACAGGGTTGTCATCAATAAGTTTTTGCTTGTAGATTAACTCAAGCCACTGTTTGTTTGCCGGCGATATTTTTTTCCAGCCCTGCGCAAACGGTATCAGCGGCAGCTGCGGCAGTTTTCCCTCAAGGCTCTCGACAAACTTTGTGGCATGCGCCACGTCATAGGTGAGCCCTATCAGGTGATAGCGCTCATAGTCCTCGATGATGTCCTGCTCAAGGTACCCATAGTTGATCACCCGTGAGCCTGCCCCGTCCTCGGTCGGTATGATGTAGCCTTGCTTAATCCAGATCCTCACTTGCTCGGTCTCGATGCGCTGCTTATTTTCAACCGCCGCGGCTGGGATGTAAAATCGATGCTTGGCGTAAAATTTGTCTATCGGCTTGATATAAAAATAGATTGTGTATGCCGTGTAGTCGTCAATCTTGGACAAGTCAACCGCGGCGACAGCGGGATACTTGGCGAGCTTGTCCGGCGTCAAATAATCGGCGTACTTTTTGGCGTTGTCTATTGCTGGCCGCCAGTCGTCCTCAGAGATGTCAGCTCCGGAATTTTGCGACCAGACGTTGAGCTGGTAGGCAAAAAATGATGCCTCCTCAATCGGATTTTGCCGCGCCCTGTCGCGCTCCTCGATGAGTTTGCGCAGCGGCTTGATGGCGTCAAGCGCCGGGTTTGCCTTAATATAACAGTCAGGGTTCCATCTGTCGTCGTGATCGTCAAGCTCGTAGATGAGCGGCAGGTAATTGCGCGCCACAAACTTTCCGGTCAGCACATTACGCGCGCGGTCATATTCAGCGCGCCCAGGATTTTGCATTGAGGTCTCGGCGGTCGTGAGACTGATGCGGATGGCATTTTCACGCACCTGCCCCGATGCAATCTTGGTGATAATCTCGCCGGTGCGGTATGAGGCGATCTCATCAAACAAGGCAAATGTCGCATTAAAGCCTTGCGCCTGCTTAGCCCTAGTCTCAGGGATGATGCGAATTTTTGACCCGCCGGTATAATACTCGACGGTCAATGGCGGTGACTCCCTGATGCCAATCTCTTTATTGCTTAATGCCTCGGCCAGTGTTGGCGTGTTGCGGATGTATTTACAGATTGCCTCGAACGCTATTTTCGCCTGGTTATAGTCTGTCGCAACAAGGATGACCTGCGCGGCGGGAATGTTGATCAGGTTATGGAGTGCAAGTCCGGCAGACAACGCAGTTTTGCCGTTTTTTTTGGCGATGAACAAAAACGCATCGTTGTGTAAAATATGCCAGGTGTCTGGCTCGCGGAAGCCATAGAGCCCAGCGATGAAAAACTTTTGCCACAGCAAGAGCCTGATTTTTTGTCCGCCCTCATCGGCGACAAGGCGCTCAATAAATCGCACTACTGCTTTGACTGCTTTATCGTCATATGCAAGCTGGCCTTTTTTAACTAGCTTGATGCGCTCCTCGATGCGCTTGACGCATAGGCGCGTCATTGCACAAACGTCTTTTGGGTGCGCCTTCACCCAGTCGATATAGTCAGTCAGTTCCTTCACCATCGCCCTCCATCATCTTTTCGGCAAGGCTCTTTTGCTGTCCACTCTGCGCCTTTGCCAGTGTCGCGGCGATTGACTCGCGGCCGCGGGGCGTAACACCAAAGCGGAGCATCGTGTCCGAGTAAAAGCTGGCCTCGGCGCGCAATGTGCCAGAGATGGTCTTATACTTACTTGCCTCAACAACCGGGTCAATCTCGTTAAGCGCGCGCTGTAGCCGGATGGCATTTTGCAGGCTTAAAAAGGCAAGCTCCAAAGTCTGGATATCCTCGGCGGCAAGCCTGCCGCTCGATGTGAGGATCTGGCACATCTCACCCCAGAGCTGACGCGCTTTTGGCTCAGTCAATGTATCAGGGCATGGCGGAGGATCAGACAGCGTATTAAGCTTAATACGCGGGACCACTCTGTCGCGGCGATCGTTCACAAGATCAGATACTGGCTTTCTTTTTGCCGGCATATATTCCCCCTAGAGATTTTGGATTTTTGCCAATTCGCATGAGAGCGATAGGGGCGAGCGGCTGCATAAAAAAGTATACACTATTTTTTACAACGGGTATCCGGTCAGTTTAATTTGCTCATAGTTGCTCATAGATAGCCCTAGATTGCGTCGGATAGCCTTACCTAGTGATTTTATACCAAATAGTCCTACAAAGCCACTTATAGGCCTTCTATCAGCGTTTTGCATCTTTAGCCTCCTTTGCCTCCGCCGATGTCATCCGCGCGTGGCAGGTCTCGCAGAGCACGGTCAAATTGTCTCGGTTGTAGAAAAGCTCCTCATCACCCTTTGGCGGCGTGATATGGTGCACGTGTAGGTTGTCCGTTGCCCCGCATATCGCGCAGCACCCATTGGCCTGTAGCACCTCGCGCCGTAGCTTGCGCCAGCGTGTTGTGTTATACAGCGCCTCATTCGGCCGCTCGGCTCCAGCCCATTGCGGTTGCCTCGCATCAGCCTTGCGCATCTCTGCCGCTCGACCGAGCGCCGCGTGCTGCTTGCAGTACGTCCGCGGGGTGTCGACAATGTGCGTACACCCAGGGTACTTGCACAAATAGGCTCTCATAACTCCTCCTCAAACCCCAGCCATTGTTCGACCGGCTCTGGGGTATCGTCCATCGGTAATTTGGGCTGAGCGGCAAAGTCTTTGATACGCTTTAGCGCCGCCTCGAAATAATTAACGTCTTTCTCAATCCACGTAATCGAATAGCCCATATCTAAGCAAGCAATTACACTCGACCCAGAGCCACCGTGTGTATCGAGTATCTTGTTGCCTGGTTTGGCATAATTTTTTAATAGCCATTTATAGAGCGCTACTGGTTTTTGAGTCGGGTGTATCTTATCTTCCCCTCGCTCTGACGCCTTAAAAGCCCCACACCACTGGTGGCGAAATATCCTTAGCCTCTTTTGCAGGCCTCGGCTTACCCAAGCCAACTCACCGTCAGCATATAAAGACTCTCCATTGAGCTTATCCCATATTACAATGCCGCCGCCTAACCCTAAAATATCAAAATAATAATTGCCCCCCCAGATGATTTGATTAACTGACACCCTCCTGAGCTCATCAAAATATTCTGGGGGAGGTCTATCAGTATCCCACATTTTTGAGCTATCATATTTATGATTCAGATCCCCGCTTTTGTTTGGTATGATATTATCGCCATTAACACCTAGCCCGTATGGCGGGTCTACAATTGCAAGGTTAAACAACTTATCCGGCATATCGCGCATGATGTCCATGCAGTCGGCAAGGTAGAGCG